CCCGCCGGTCCAAGAGAGACGCCTCCCGATCGCGCTGATTAACACCCTCAAAGAAGTGCCGCCGCTCCTGCTCGTTCCGCCTCTCGAACGCGACGAAGAGTGGGAAACGACGGGCGAGCGGAAGATGGTCGTCTGGGCGTGGGACCAGGAGCCTCGCTACCTCATCTCAGCCGGCGAGAAGGCCGACATGTACGACCAGACGGGTACGAAGATCACGAGCGACGTCCTGGCGGCCCCGGAGCCGTGGTTCGTGACCAAGCACCTCGCGCCCACGAACGGCAGCGAGACGCTTGACGCCCGCATCCGCACGGAGAGCAAGCAGTGGGCGAGCGTCCGCGTGTGGCACGGTTACTATTCGCTCCTCCATCTCCTTGAGGAAATCCTCGGCGACGTCCATCTCACCCGGCTCCCGCTTGGCCAGGTCGCCGCCGTGTTCGCCCGGGAGACGGGGCTGACGGTTTGGGTTGTCGATCACAAGGGAACCAACTACTCGCATGAAGTCTCGCCGGATGTTCCGATATCCGCTCAAATCGCACATCACCCCTCGGGCGAACTGGTGGTCGTGGCCGCCTTCGAGGACGGACAGATACGTCGTTACGCCAGCTGGTCGCTCGGTCGCCGGTGGCAGGAGCCAGAGGTGTTAGCCTTTACAGGCACGCAGGTCGCCGCCGCCATCGATCCGCTCACGGGCATCGAATACATCGCGGCGTGGGAAACGGACGGTTACTACCTCTTCCGCCGCATGTCGAAAAACTCCGATTGGCAACCTCGCGGCGTGATCGTTTCGTGCGACGAGTGCCGTGGTGGCCTTGAGGTTAGTAACGACGATGCGAACCGCCTGGTCTTCGTGATCGACGGCGTGCGCCGGTTCTCCAGCGTCAACGGTGGCCGCACTTGGATCGAACATAGTTGACGCCCGGATAGAGCGCTTCCCACTTGGATAAAGATGCCGATCACGCTTGCCGATCTGGATCACGGTGACCTTATTGTCGATGCGCTGAAGGGGCTGCACGCCCGCATTGGCTCGAGGATTGGGCCACGGGGCTACACGGTTTTCGACCGGTACATGAAGGGCGATCACCCGTTGGAGTTCGCCTCATCCGGCTTTATCGAGCGGTTCGGCGCCGTCTTCCGGCGGTTGTGCGACAACTACGCGCCGCTCGTGGTCAACACGCTGGCCAACCGCCTAATTGTCGATTCGCTACTCCCGGCCAAGGGCGAGACCGATGAGCGCCTTTCGGGATTCCTCAACCAAACACGCTTCGATTCCCTTCAGCGGTCGGTGCACCGAGACGCCGCGCTCTACGGCGACGCCTATGTGCTTGCCTACCTAGACGTAGACGGGCCTCGGCTCATCCGCCAGCGGCCCTGGACCGTTGCCCCGATCTACGACCAGTCTGACCCTTCGACGATGCTCTGCGCCGTGAAGACGTGGATCGTCGGGAGCGCCAAAGCAAAGCGCCGCCGCGTCACGGTCTACTATCCTGATAGGTTTGAGCGATATATCAGCTCGAAACCAGAACTAAGCACGGTCTCGGCCAGCATGGCGCTTACGCCCTTTGACGAAGATGGAGAGCCGGAGATTCAGGGTCACGCCTTTGGGCGCGTTCCGGTCGCTCACTTCGCCAACGACGCCGGCCTCGGTGAATTTGGAGTCTCGGAACTCGAGGAGATGATCCCGCTTCAGGCGATGCTGAACAAGCACCTCTTTGATCTACTGATCGGCATGGAATCCTCAAGTTGGGCGCAGCGATGGATCACCGGCATCGACGTTCCGATTGATCCGAAAACCCGTCTCCCGGACCTAAAAGCCTTCGAAGGCGGCAAGGTCTGGATCGCGGGCAAGGATGGCAAGTTTGGTCAGTTGCCAGGACCCGATCCTGCACCTATCGTCGCGGTCATCGAAAGCACGCGGGCGGAAATCGCGCGGATCAAGGGCATCCCGGCGTACTACATGAACACGCAAGGGGAGACGCCTTCGGGGGCGGCGCTCCGGGTTACCGAGGCCCCGCTTCAAGCCAAGGTCGAAGACCGCCAGGTCCACTTCGGCAACGTCTGGGAATCGATCGTGGCCGCGGCGCTTGGCCTCCCGGACGATCTGACGGCAGTATGGCGCGACACCTCGCCGGTTTCGCTTGGCGAACAGCTCGACACCGGGCTCGCCATGAAGACGCTCGGGCTGCCGACTTCCTACGTCCTCCAGCGTTGCCTGGGCGTGACAGCCGAGGAAGCGCAGGACCTGATCGCCGAACGGCAAAAGGAAGACGAAGCGAAGGCCGATCTTCAGCAACGCTTGATGGGGCGGGCGCCTGAGTTGCCGTGACGGTTCGGGAGGTCGCCGCCGCCTATCGAAAGCGGCTTCTCCAGCGTGAGGGTGAAGCCTTGGTCCGGATTCGCGGCGCTTGGCATTGGGCTGAGATTCGAATGCTTCGCCGTCTGCTCGATCTCCTTGAACGGATGGCAGAGGAAAACCCCCGGCGCCGCATCTCATGGCTTATCGAAGCCGAGCGTCTTCAAGTCCTCCTGAGGGATATTGCGGCACAGATCGGAGAGGCAAGCGAGATCACCAGCCGGCTTATCATCGGGGCTCAGACCGACGCGGTGGCGATGGCAACCGCCGCGGCCTTCGACTATTACGAGGCCGAAGGCGGCGCGCTTCGGATCGGAGCGGAGTGGAACAGGTTGCCTGCCGAGGCCACCAAGGAACTTGTCGGTCGCTTCTCCGATGGCTCACCGCTGGTCGACGCCTTTGAAAAGTATCCCGCCCAGGGCGTTGCCGCGCTTGAGGAGGAGCTCACGGTCGGAATCGCCCAGGGCAAGAACCCAAGGGACGTAGCCCGGCAGATACGGCGCCGGATTGATGTCGGCGTGGAGATCGCAGATGGACCGGGTGCCTTGGTTCAGGAGCAAGCCCGGCTCCTTCGCGGGCGTTCCGAACTGATTGCCCGGACCGAGATCGTGGGAAGCCACCGCGCCGCCGCCGTGGCCAACTACCGAGCGAACTTCGAGTCGTGCATCGGCTACCGGCGCCTCGCCTCGCTGGACACCCGCACCTGCGTTGCCTGCTGGGCGCTCCACGGACGCGTCTATCCGCTTTACGTCGACCCGCATGAGCACCCGCAATGCCGGTGCGCGGTGGCTCCCGTGTTCGAGAGTTCGCGCCCGATGACTTCCGGTGTCGAAGAGTTCGAGAATCTTAGTGAGGCGGCCAAGGAGGAGATTCTAGGCCCCGCAAAGTTTGAAGCGTACAAGGCCGGTGAGTTTGGGATCCGCGACTATGCCGCGACGTTCGATGATGCGAAGTGGGGTCCGCAGGTGCGCGAGCAATCCCTTCGACGGCTCCGCGCTGGCTAATGTTGACGCCTCGCCTTCTCGCTACCACGGGCAAGGCGTGAAGCGAGATGCTTTTCTACTAAACGGACGGCTGTTTAGCGCGAACACCGATGGTGGGAGTGGCGCCGGCGGGTCGTCCGCCCAGGGAGATCCGGGGAATGGCGGTGCGGAGTTGACGTGGGACACGATCTACTCCGGGCTCGACGACGCCGGGAAGAAGGTGGTGGACAGCCACATCTCGGGGCTTTCATCGGCCTTAGAGAAGGAGCGGTCCGACCGCCGCACCCTTGAGAAACAGATCAAGGATCTATCGGGCAAGGCCGAGAAGGGCTCTGAGATGGAGACCAAGCTCGCCGCTTTGACGAGCGAACTCGAAGAGGCAAATCGCCGCGCTTCGTTCGTGGCCGGTGCGTCGGGCCAGGGAGTTATCAACCCTGTTCTGGCTTACCTGGCGGCGCGTGAGGCTAAGGCGTTCGACGAATCGGGCAACACCAACTGGGCGCGGCTCAAGGAACTGCACCCAGAACTCTTCAAGCCGGAAGAGAAAGCCAAGGCGGGAGGCCGAGGCGACGCGGGAGGCGGCAACGACAACGGCAAGACCGGATTCAGTTTCAACGACTGGCTCCGACGAGAAGCCGGCATCGGCTAATCACCAGGAGATACGAAAGTGATCAATCGAGACAACGTCGAAACCCTCATTCCTGAGGAGTATTCGCGCGGCATCCTGCAGGAGATTCCCCAGAACTCCGCTTTGATGTCGCTCGGGCGCAGACTGCCCGACATGACCCGTGCGCAGACCCGGATGTCTGTGCTTTCCGGCCTGCCTTCGGCCTACTTCGTGAACGGTGATACCGGTCTGAAGCAGACCACCGGGGCGGAATGGGAAAACGTCTACATCAACGCCGAGGAGATCGCGTGCATCGTCCCGATCGCGGAGGCGGTGCTTGCCGATGCCGATTACGACATCTTCGAGCAACTTCGACCGTTGATCGCCGAGGAGTTCGGGCGGGTCATTGACCTTGCCTCGCTTTACGGAACCGGGGCTCCGGCTGCTTGGCCGGATGGGATTGCCGTCCAGGCCGCCGCGACGACCGGTCACATGATCGATCTGTCGGCGGTGATCGCAGGAGGCGGCGACGTCTACGACGCTCTGCTTGGCACCGACGGTGTTTGGGCGGCGGTGGAGGAAGATGGCTATGCCGTAACCGGCGTTGCCTCGCTCCTCAAGATGCGAGCCTACTTGCGGAGCCTCCGCGACACCAACGGCAACCCGATCTTCAAGTCGACGAACGGGGAAGGCGGAGTCCAAGGCGGAACTCGCTACGAAGTGGATGGCGTGCCGATCTACTTCCAAAGGAACATCGCCGAAGCGGAAGCGGGTGAAAACTTGCTTATTATCGCGGGCGACTTCAGCCGGGCCGTATTCGCGATTCGCCAGGACCTGACGTTCAAGGTGCTCCGCGAAGCCGTGATCCAGGACGCGGCGGGCAACATCCGCTACAACCTGGCTCAGCAGGACATGGTCGCTCTTCGGTGCGTCATGCGCCTTGGCTGGGCTCTTCCGAACCCGGCGAGCCGAGTGCAACCGACGGCGTCCGAGCGGCTTCCGTTCGCGGTGCTGAAGGCCTAAGGAGGAACCATGAGCAACCTCGCTAGCAAGTACAGCAACGGCCGCATCCAGGCGACACTGGCAGCGGTCGCGGGCGCCGCAGGTGCCCTCAACCTCATCAACGACTCGGACGATGTGCTCCTCATCGAGGATGTCTCCGTCCGTGTCACCGGCACCGTCGCCGGCCAGACCCTTCGCGTTGGTGTCGGTACTGCCGGCGCCGACCTCGACAACCTGATCGACGATGGAAGCATCGCCGCGGCGGGCCGTCTCTCCAACGGGACGAGCCCGGGCACGAATGGCAAGGCCCGGCAGTATTGGTTGCCCGGCCAGGCCATCACGGCCACCGCGAGCGGCACGCCTACGGGCCTTGCGGCAACCATCGACGTCTACGCCAAGCCGGTGAACTAGGATGAGTCAGATCACCCTTCGTTCGAAGCGCCGCTATGGCAAGGACTACCGTGAGGTGGTCCTCGACCCATCGATTCCGTCCGACGAAAAACGACGCGACACCCTCCTGGCCGCCGGCTGGGAAGTGATCCACGGCGCGAAAGCGAAGACTGCGGCGAAATCCGAGACCAAGGAGTCCGTTATGGACGAACTCAATGAGCTTGGCGTTGAGTTCAGCGACACGGCCACGTTCGAGATGCTCCGCGATCTTCGCGACCGGCACCTCGAGGAAAATCCCAAGGCGAAGGGAAACCGCAAAGCGGAACCGGTGAAGAAGCCGGAGACTCCGAAGAAGCAGGAACCCGCCAAGAAGCCTGATTCCAAGGAGGACAAGGCCGAAGAGAAGAAGGACGCTCCGCCCAAGGAGTAGCCCCGCTCCCGCAAGCGCCCTCGCCACCCGGCGGGGGCGTTTTGCTGTTGACGCCTTGCCACTTCGCTCGCCACCGGTCATCATGACCCTCGCGGATGCCATCACGCGGCTACGCTTCGCCACATCCGCCGCCACCGATCCGGCGGTAAGCGACGAAGAGCTTGAAGACGTCCTTGGCTGGACGGCACTGGCCGACTCCGATGGCCGCTCGCCGGAGGACGCCGAGTGGGAGCGCACGCACGACTTCCTCCTTGCCGAGGCAATGGTGTACGAGCGGAAGGCGGCGCTCCTAGCCAATCAAGTTACGTTCAGCGCCGATGGCTCCCGGTTCGATCTGAATGCCCGCGTGGACCGGTTCCGGGCGATGGCGGAAGCCGCCCGCGGTCGGCGGTTCGCTTCCGTGCCCGTCGACGTGGAGGTCTTGGCCGAGGAGCTTGAGTCGGAAGGTGGACCTTATGTTGAGCTCTAACGATCTGGCGTGGATGCGACAAACCCAGAACGAGAACCTGCCCGATTCGATGACCGTCATCGTTGCGACGGAGTCGCGCTCGGCACTTGGCACCGACGAGGAGTGGGAGGAGTCGTCACCGGTCGCTTGCCGCCTCGCCCCGCTCACCGGCGCCGCCGAGAACGAGGTTGGAAACGAGGTGCTCGAACGCTCGGCATACCACCTGACCTTTTCCTCTGCGGCAAGCCTCAAGCCGAGCGACCGAGTTAAGATCGCCGGGCTGATCTACGAGGTGGAAAGCGTGGAGGACGCGCGGGAGCACCAGACGGCGGGGCGCGCTGTGGTCCGGAGGCTGGACTAGTGTTTCCAGAGCTTGCCGCCGAGATGAACATCCCGGAGATCGAGGGGCTTGCCCATCACCTGGACGCAGAGGCCGCTCGGTCGCTGCAGGAGGCCGCCGGGGACACGGAGACCGACGCGAAGGTGGAGGCACCGGTCGACACCGGCACGCTACGCAACTCAATCTTCACGGTGCTCTTCGGCGGCAAGGGAACGATGGAAGTGAACATCGCCGCCGCCGCCGCGAGCAGCCTGAAGGCGAAGAGGCCCCTTGTCCTCGCCGCGTTGCCGGTTCCTCCCCGGAACAAGCACGAGGCGGTGATCTCGGTCGGGGTGGAGTATGGCGTCTACGTCGAATACGGCCACATGGCGATGCGAAGCACCAAGGCACCTCGAAAGCGAAAGGGCCGGATCACCGAGACGGTAAGGGGCGGCGAGTCGCCGTTCTATGAGCCGGGTGTGTACACGCTCACGCCGGGGCGGTTCTACATGACCAAAGCGGCCGAGAACGCACGGACTGATCACTTGCCACGTCACTTGATGCTCGCGATCGAGCGCGCCAAGAGGAAGGGAGCCCGGTGACCACCTACGCCGCCGCCATCACCCACGTCTACGATCTCCTGATCGGCGACCTAACGCTCGCAGGGCTGATCGATGAGGCGGCGCCGGGCGAGACAGCGATCTACAGCGGCGGTCTGGCTGGGCGAGAGGCACCTAAGCGGTTCGTCGTGATCGAGGTCATTTCGGCGACGGATATCAGCGCCCAGGGACAACTGCACCTGGCGTCTCACCTCGTTGCGGTGAGCGTCTACGGCGATAAGTGGGAGGAACTAGATGGCGCCGCCGGGCGGATCGACACGCTTCTCATGGAATCGCGGAGCGTGAAGGGTGGCAAACCGGTGACGTGTGAGCGCGTTTCGCTCCGAGCGACGACCGATGTTGACGACGGGCGGACGCGACGGCAGATGGTGGCGGTGTATCGCGTTTACGTCGCGGCACCGGTCTAGCGATGCCCACCAGCCCCATCCCCCCGACCGCACTTGAATACACGTGCACCTTCAAGTTCTTTGGCGCCGACCTTGGAAAGTGGCCGTCGGTCGATCCCGGCAACCCGGTGATCACTATGAAGATGAACTCGGCCCAGTTCGATCAGGGCACGGAGTTCGCGGAGTTCACGACTACGCAGGACCGCACGGCGCTCAACCGGCTCATCAAGGAGAACCCGAGCATGTCGTTCGGCACCAACATCCAGATCCCGAGCGAGTTCCTCGACGAGTTCCAGCAGAACGGTCCGCTGGTGCTCGCGACGATCACGGCGGATAACCAACTCGACGGCGCCGGCGCGAACCTCACCCTGATCATGAAGGGGATCATGAAGCTGGGCGCGATGGACTTCCTCGCCAATCCCGGCAACTTCTCCTTCGAACTCCTCGCCTACGGGGAGACGCCGACCCTGTCTCAGTCGGGGCTCTAAGGGATGAGCCTCACCAAGTACATCCGGGCAAAGTCGTCCACCGGCCCGCGCACGGCCACTGCAACTATCGGCGGCGAGGAGATCATCCTCTCTGCCGCCGGGCTCTCGTGGGAGGACCGGGCATCCCTGCTCTTCCCGAACGCGCTGGACGTCGGCCAACTGGCCGAGGGTTTGCGGGCCCAGCTAAATCTGCCGACCTTCCCGGACGATCTTGTGATCTCCGCTCAGGCAATCATCGCTCTGTGGCCGCAGGAAGACAGGCCGACGGTCGCCGACCTCGTTAGCTTCGCCCACGCTGAGCCTGGTGAGTTCGCCTCGCTGGACTACGCCGCACAGGTGGTGCTCGGGCTCGTGAGCGAGAAGCCGAAGCGAGACGGCCGCTTTGAGTGGGGAGTCGCCTACAAGGCGTGCCGCCGCGCGTATCAGATCCTTGAGTCCGGCAAAACCGAGGGCTTGCGCGAGGCGATCATGGAAGCCGGCCTGACGGCGAAGACGGCGCTCCGCGACAACGAGATCACGGTGCCCGATCTGGATCAGGAGATCGATGACCCGGTGATGGAGACCCTCCGGGGAAACTCAGGGGCGGCGCCCTCCGCTGGCGCCTGATTCGACACGTCATCAAATCTACGGGACTTCATCCCGGCGTCCTTCTGCGCCAAGGCTGGTCGGCGGGCGAAATCCTTGACGCCGCATGGGTGAACTACGAAGATGAGAGGGCGGAGGCGGCTGTCGCTCGCGACCTGGAACGCGAGCAGAAGAAGGCGACGGACAAAGCCAAAGGTCGGCGGTGATCACCGGGCGGGGCGCCCTACAAGCGGCTCAATTTCGCCTGTTCGTTCAAACTGCCAGTCGCATTCGTATGCACCTGTAAGATCTCCGTGCGGAGTTCGAATAACCAACGTTTTTATAACCATTAGTCCTGGATAGGCTTTCGGGCCACCGATGTGACCTTCGTAGCGACTTCGGAGATAATTCACCATTCCTTCAGAATATATCAGGCCCGGAAGCTGTGGCACGCCAAGTCCCCAAGTTCGAGAGTCTTCTAGCTCCCAAATGCGCTCACGCGACGTGGTAAGGACGTATGAAGACGATTCGATCACTCGTTCTCGCATCTCTGGGCGTTCAGGGACTGGCCCGAAGTTGGCCAGCATATAAAATCGCACCCACGGTGCCTCCAGTGTCAATCGGTCACGTACGCTAGACGGCAAGTTCTGGAAAAAGACTTGTTCATGTCCGAGACCCGCAACTGTAGCTGCGGCTGTTAGCCACCAATCGGGCCGAAAGTCTACAACCTCGGAGGGTAGCAGGCGGCCCAAAAACACCTCGGATGGGTGCATCTGTCCAAGCCAGTCAGAGTCCAGGGTAATGCGTCCCAGAATCTGCGGACTAAGCCCCGTCTGATCTTCTAAAGAACGCGCAAGGAGCTCATAGTTTGCCGGGTCAATCTGAGTGGACGCCGTCGCGAGAATCCACTTTGGTCTAAGAAGGAGTCGGTCTTCCGAAACACTAACTTCGCACCACTTCTCGACCGAATCTAGGACAACCTCAGCCTTTATAGTCTTCTGGCGAGTTGAAATGGAATTCGCGAAAATCTCGCCTGCAACTTCTTCAGGAAACCAGCCGACAACGGGGCGCTTTGTGGCTTGCGACAGGATGCCCGAGACCCAACCGGGCCAGTTTAGTGTGTCGATTGCATCCTGGTTCGTGCGCGATGAAAGCGAATAGGCGGCAAGATAGTTGGACAGAGGAACGTACGCCTCTTCCATCGACTCACTTGGCAAAATCGTATCCGATCGACGAGGTATGAAACGAAACGTTAAGGAGTGTGACCCAACTAGGGCACCGTCATGAACGAACTCCACTGTAGCGATCCACCCCATAGTCACACTTCGCCAATATACTCGCATTGGCTCCCCTTGAAAGCGACCAAAAAAGCCCCGAAGTTGGTCTATCATAACGGGTTCAATGCCTGCCCTTTGACCATGTTGTGCCCAAAGATCTGTGCTCTGATAGACCTCCCGAAAGATAGCTAGATCTTCCTTAGGTATCACTACATTGGTCTCGACTAACCGAGGCTTCAATGCAGTTAGTTTTTCAATTGGAACCGGTTGACTCTGCAACCAGACTCTCATCCGTTGTTTGATAAAAGCCAACGTCTTTTCGGTAAAGGTTGCCGAGCGTTCGCCTTCAGCCTCACAAAGTGATCGGATGATTTGATCCGCCGAACTTAGCGGGATTACCTCTGCTCTGCGCTGCCACTCGCTTTCCATGAAATCTCTCCGAAGCATCTCCGCGTCGGTCAAGTCCTTGACTTGGTCTTGATCGCGGCTGAGCACTCGTCGCCCGCGGTCGTCCCTGACAGTAGCTCCAACGAGCCATTCGACGTCGGCTTGAGACAGAATGGTCTGCGACGCGCCTATTCGCACGTCGGCCACCTGAAGACGGATTTCGTTGTCCGAGCACCATTGTCCCAACGTCGTGGTCGAAGGCACCTGGAGGGCGAGAAGCAGCGCAAGGGTCATTTTCTAGTCATCGCATGGCATGCCTGACGATGAACGACAGGTGCAGTATGAGTCGCATGAGCCAGGGCAACCTGTGCCGTTGATGCACCCCCCGTTGTAAGGTGTTCCGCACCTTGGGTCTGGAACCGGCTGGAAGGACGCTGCAGCGCTGGCCACGATTCCGAGGCCAGCGAGTAGAACCACGCTGGCCATAGTGACGACAAGTTTCTCTTTGACTTTCGCCATGCTCAAGATTGGCCTAAGTTGTGTACTAGATTCAATCTCATTCTTTGTCTACATGAATTTTGCGCGCGCAGTCAGACGCTTTAAGGATTTCTCCAACGGTGAACGAGTCCACTCTTGTTCGGCGGGTGACCGACACTTCACAAAGAGCGATCTCCCCGCGGGCTGGTTGTCTCTAGACAAATGTCTACTAGTGATGCCAGGTTCGCGGGGTCTGGGTGGTGGTTGTCAGGTTGAGTCTGGCGACCGATTCTCATCATCTCCACCAGCGGCATTATCAGGAAGCTAAGCCAGGACTTTCTGGTGATGTGCCCGCGGTCACAATCCCGCCCCCCCTGCGAATCGGCTTTAAGGTCGAGCGATGGAATTTGACACGATTTGAAACTGGTCATATGTGAGCGTCGAAAACACTCGACGAAAGTCCTCCCCTAATGGCCTCAGGTCTTCCCCAAGGCCATTGTTCGCTTTCAAAATCGTCATGTGTGCTTGAAACGTTCGAGCGCCAAATGCGCTTTTCTTCGCCGTACTCGGTTTTCGACCACGAAGGACCTCCTTTGATTCAAAACCGATCAACCTGGATCGAAACTCGACTATTTTTCTAAAACAGTCGCTTTGCCGTTGGATTCGAATACCAATTTTGTTATTACTCGGTTTAATCCCTTTACGCGGATTCTCGCCACCGGGAGTCATAACCATCATTCTGGTATTGGCAACGAGGATTTCAACTTGTGTACTCTCCTTAGTTGGTTGTATTCCAGACATCGGACGGCGCGAATGATACACTGATACATGC